GTTCTACAGCATCAATATAATTAAAAGATATTGAGATCTGAGTCTATTTTATAAGACTTAAATATCATATCTTGATGTGATGGAAAACTTTTTAAAAGCTTTTTTCGTAAATCTAACCATTTTGAACTGATCTTAGACTTTTTAAGTTTAGCTTTAGTTTTACTAAACATTCTGTTAAATTCTCGTTCATCTTTCTGCATGTCAATGACTGACAGCTGATAGAATACGTCCATAACAGATCTAATTTGTATTGTCGGAGTCTCTTTTTGAGTCTGCGTTAATACTCTATAGTAGTCGTATATGACCTTACGGATGGTGCTTTCACAAACATCATTAATAGGGACACAATAACTGAGTTTTTCTTCAATCATGTCTAACTCTTCACTATTAGGTGAATTGTAATACATGTGTGCATTAAAACCAGTAAAATCGGCTCCTGGTGCAGATACTGCATCAGGGTTTAGGGTTAGTGCTCTTTCGAGCTTCTTTGCCTGACGGTCAATACTTGATAATGTATCTGACAAAATGAATCTAAGAATAGAGTCTTTTTGACAATTACAGAAATGAAGAGATGATCCCAGTGAGGCGCTTTTATTTAAGAGTCCCACGAGGTCGTCGTTCGAATTCAGTTCATGACTGTTGACCGACAGGAGCAATGTTGATAGTTTCTTAAGGTGTAATTTTTCACTCCTATTGGAGTAACCTTTGACACCATAATACTTATCAATCAACATATGCAAGAAGTTCAACTTACTATCGGGGAAGCAAAAACCCCTACTTTCCATGTCTGAGAGGAGTTCAATTAATTGATGTAAATCAACTAATCCCTCCTTCCAAGCCTGGACGTTACAAAACACTATCTCACCATGCTGAGAAAATAATTTCTTAGCGAATTCAAAAAGGTTTGGACCTTCTATTGACTTCTTTGGATCAATTTTAACACCAAAGGTGGTAATTAGTTTTTCGTAACGAGTAGCTAATGCTTCATTTCAACAAAGAAAATCATCTCCAAGTAATCTGTATGGAGCATCATTGAAAGGAATATCTTCCAGTCTACAGG